TACTAATGGGTCTCGGCACGACATGGCCGATTCTATGCCTGATAAACGCCTTTGCCGCTACACCTAGTCGAAGGAACAAGCACGGCAGGCTTAGCCCGCCTCTTGACACCCAGATATGTGGGGATGATCTTTTAGGTTATTGGAATTGGAAACGTATCCAAAAATACAGAAAAACTCTGCTAGCCTTACGGTTAGTAGAGAACCTAAAAAAGACCTTTATATCCCCTAAGATCGGCGTAATCGCCGAACAAATCATCGGGTGTTCTGTTCCCAAACTAAAGCCGTTCGTCTGGTCTGATATAGGAGAAGACTCCGGACCAGATGAAATATCCTTCTTCAGATATGAACGACTTTATCTATCGACAGTTAGCTTGGCGAAAAAGGTGTCGCCTACCGGCCGTCCAATTGACAACTCTTTGCCACTCGCCGCCACTATTGGCGACGAAATGAGTCAAGCCCACACTAATTGTGTGGCAAAATGGCAATGGCCACGGGTACAAGAGGCCTTCTATACACTTCATAAAAAACCAATAGGTATACTAAAGAAGTGGAAGGTCCCTCTTCATCTACCCAAGTGTCTTGGCGGCGCGGGGGCACCCCCCAGGCATAATTATATTACAGTCACCGAAAGATGGGCTGCTAGTTATTTACTCTCTTACAATAACCGCGAGGACAGACGAAAAGTCTTTGCCAGACTCGCTAGAGCATGGGATATTATGTATCGAGATCCAATCATCGAAAAGTTCTACTACGAGGTAGATAAGGATCTCCAGGAAATGAAATCCACATCACATGTACATGCTCTCCCACGGGTTGAGGTTATATCTTCTGCTGTTGCCATAAAATTGGCAGTAGCCAGCCAAAGGCCTGACTACGATCTACCTAAAAGAAGCAGATTTAACCTTAAAACTTACGGCAAAACCCGTAACGTGGTTGTAAGAGATTATGCCCGCCGAGTTCAATTTAATCCAAAAAGGCATCCTTCCAGTAACGAAGCCATATTTAAGCTGTATAAGCTAGAGCTACTAGACGCTCAGTTCGACAGACTTCGTGGAAGGCAAACTCGACTATACCTGAAAGGCCTAAGACCTCCAGCTATTAAGGCATCTTCAGGTTATGTCAAATCTAACACCGATCATGTGGAGCACACATTTGCGCGCTCCGCTGAGTCAAAACGAAAAG